CCCAGCGCGACGATGCCCGGTGGCTGGACGAGGCGAGCGAGAACGAACTCATCGGTAACGGCGTCTGCCCTAAGTGTCGCGGCAAGGGATGCAAGGCCTGCGACGACACCGGGCACGTCGAGACCTGCGACGCCTGCGGCAAGGTGGTGTCAGAGGGTAAGCTGCACGAGGTGCCAATTTGCATCGACCGCCCCAACGGGCCGAAGACCAAGGTCTGCACCAAGTGCGTGGAGTGACCAATCTGCGCACCGACGCACAACGCGGCCCGGACGGCGCCCCAGGTTTCACGTGGAACCCCGCCGTCGGCTCACCCGACGCTACGTAGCCCGTCCGCCTCTGCCCGCAAGCCTTCGAGCTCTCTTGCCAGCCGGTCCACCAGCTTGCGCCAGCACTTCGGGCACTTCCCCTCGGCCTCGCTCTGCATCCGTGGGTATTCGCGCCCGCACTCGCAATGTTCGACCGCGTAGCCGTCCGGGAGAGGCGCGGCCCCGCCATGGCGTTGGCGACCCTGCTTCCACGTCGAGATCTCGGCAGGCGTGCGCTCGGGCAGCGTCCGCAGGTCTACCCCATGCGATTTCAGCGCCGCGTGGATGGCAGTCCGCACGCTACGGCTTAGGCAGTACCCCCGGAGTGCATCCAGCACCGCCCGCGCGCTTGCCCCGCTGGCAACGACTACCCGCGCACGCAGGGCCGTGTCGACCTCGGCATCGGCCGCCGTCACGCTGTTACCGCCGAGGTCTGCGGAACCTCGCGCAGCCTCACCGGCACCGTCTCCTCGTTCCCCGCATGGTCGACCATAACCAGCACGTGCGCGCCGTCCACCTCGCGCACGCTGACCTCGCGGGTCCACTCGTCTACCGGAATTCGCTGTGATTGGCGGGTCATCATGCACACCATGGGCGTAAGGTTGAGCAAGTGCGGAGCAAAAGTCAAGACGGTTGCGCCGACAAGTGGCGCGACAATTGGCGTTACCACTTGACGGGAGAAAGCGACGGCAGTACCACCTGGGGCAAGGTGGCAAAAACAAAAGCTGGTTCTGACGCGGTCGAGATTCAGGTGCCGCTGGTACGCGCCGATGGCTGACGACTCCCCATTCCCGCCCGACAAGCGCGGCAAGAACCCCCGCAGCCTCGCCAACCTCCGCCCGCAGGTACCAGGCGGCAAGGGCCTCAACCCCACCGGCACCAACGGCCGCAATCGCGCCGACCGCGTGGTGAAGATCTTGGAGGCGCCGGCCGCCACCGACATCGAGCGGGCCATGGTGAAGAAGCTGGGACTTCCCGAAGACACGCCCATGATCGACGCCATCGTGCACCGGGAGATCGTCGCGGGGCTGGGCAAGAGCGACATGGCTCGCCGTGGGCTAAGGGAGCAGTATGCTGGAAAGCCGCACCAGGCGGTCGACCTCACAAGCAGCGATCGCTCGATGTCACCCAACCGCAAGCCCACCACGGCCGAGGCGCGCCAAGAGCTCGACCGCATCCTTGAGACCATAGACGACGTCGCGAAGGCAGCCGCAACGCCAGACGACAGCATCGGAGGGGAATCGGCGCCGGCTGGTGAAGCGGAGCCGAAAGCGGAGCCGTGACCGATCTTCGCCTCGCGCGCGCGCGGGCCGAGAGGCGTCACCGTGTGGAGCGCTTGCGCGCGGGTCTGCATCTGCTGAGCCCTGAAGATCTCGCCTATGCCTTGAGCATGATCCGCGCGGCGGAGGCTCCCGAGCGGCCGGAGGACTTCATCCGCCGCGTGGCTCCTCAACATCCACCGCCCAAGCACGTTCGGCCGATCTTGGACCTATTCGAGCGCGGAGAAAGCGAGCAGGTTCGGGCAGCCGTCTCGATTCCCCCCGGCCACGCCAAGACGCTCACAATATTGCGATGCCTAGCATGGTGGATGCAGTACCACGGCGGGGACATCAACGCGTACCTAACCTACAACGCCGACAAGGCGTTCTTTGAGTCGCGACGCGCGCGCGCCATCGCTGCCGAGGCCGGTGTGCAGTTTGGCGAGTCCGACGCCATGGGGGCATGGGAGACCGACGAGGGAGGATACTTCCTCGCCGCCGGTGCTGGTGGCGGAATCATGGGCCGCCGCATCTCTGGGTGGTGCGTCTACGACGACCCCTACAAAAACCGCGAGGAAGCCGACAGCGACATCGTCAACCAGCGCATTTGGGAGACCCTTACCGAGGTCATCGTGCCCCGCATGGAGGGAGGCAGCATCCTCGCGGTGATGCAGCGATGGAACCCCGACGACATGGTTGGCCGCATCGTCGAGGAATTGGGCTGGGAGTACATCAGCCTCCCTGCGATCGCCGAAGAAGACGATCCGCTCGGTCGCTCTCCCGGAGAAGCCCTGTGGGCAGAAAACCCGCTCTACACCGTGGCCGAGCTTGAGAAGATCCGCGCCGTCATCGGTGATTGGTCGTTCTCGGCACTCTATCAAGGTCGCCCCCGCCCCCGCGGCCACAACGTCTTCGGGACCGAGACCTACCGGGCCACGCCGCTCACCGGCTACCGCCGCATCATCTACGGCGACCCCGCGGCTAGCGAGAAGACGACCGCCGACGATGGGGCCATGCTGCTGCTCGAGTGCGAGGGGTACGGCCCGGACATGCGCGCGCACGTCGCCGACGTGAACAAGGGACACTGGACGGTGCCGCAGTACGCGCGCGAGCTCAAGGCGTTCCAGGAAAAGCACGGCGGCGTCGAGACATGGGTCGAGTCGGTCTCTGGGTTCAAGGCCGTTGCCCAGATACTTCGCGAGATAGACCCAGATCTAAACATCAAAGAGGACTACCCCGAGGGCGACAAGTTTCAGCGCGCCCAGCCCGCAGCGGCAGCGTGGGGAAGGACGCCAGGCATCATCACCGTTCCGCCGGCCGAGTCCGTGACCTGGGATGTGAAGGCGTTCTTGCGCGAGGTCCAGCGCTTCACCGGAGTTGGCTCGCGCAAGGACAACCAAGTCGACTGCCTTACCGGCGCCTACAACATCGCCCGCCGTCACCAACCACTCAGCTACCCGAAAGTTGCTACCAACGGATGGAAGCCCCGCCGGTAATCCTTGACCGAATCGGCCTAGCGCAGTACCACCCATAAGTGAATGCGACCCGATACCCGCGTGTTCCAGCAACTGCCGATCTCCTCGAACTGGAGAACGACGGACAACATCGCGAACTATCGGTCGATCATGATCGAGCACGAGCAGGGCTATTTCATGCAGTCCGCCATGTTCTGGGAGGAATGCCTCAGCGACGACCGCATCGCTGCCGTGGTCGACACGCGCATCGATGGCATGCTCTCCGCTGACCTGGAATTCGTGCCGGTGGACGACCGGCGGAAGTCGAAGGGACTCGCCGAAGAGCTGGGGGGCAGCGACCGCACGCAGGATGACGGCCTGTGGCTGCGGATGATGGATCCGGACACCGCGAAAGAGCTGCTCAAGTGGTACATCGGTCTCGGATTCTGCTACGGGCCGATCGTGTGGGACAGCAAGGACGGCAAGTGGTTTCCGCGCGTGATTCCGTGGCATCCCCGCTTTGTGCGGTGGGACTGGTCGAACTGGAAGTACACCGTCACCGCGTGGAACGAGCCGCTGGTCTACCTTCCCCGCACCGACGAAGATCCGCGCAGCGACGGCAAATGGTTCGTGATGGGCGGCTATCGCTCGTGGATGCACGGGCTCGTGCGCTCCCTCGGCGTGCCCTACCTCGACCGCACGTGGAACCAGCGCGACGCCGCCCGCCGAAGCGAGAAATACGGCATGGGCATCGTCAAGGGCTTGACCCCTCCGGGCAACGATACCGAGGATAAGCAGCGTTTCGGCAGTGCCCTGCGGAACCTCGGCGCCGAGCCGACGATCATCTGTCCGCAGGGGGAGAACGGGAACCCCGGCTTCGACGTCGAAGTCGTCGAGACCAAGGGTGAGGGCTGGCAGATCTTCGGCGACCGTGAGAAGGGCCTCAACACCAACATCGCTGTCCGCGTGCTCGGACAGAACCTGACCACCGAAGTCAGCGGGACGGGCAGCCTCGCCGCCGGCAAGGTGCATGAGATGGTCCGCGGCGACATCAAGCGAGCCGACTCGCGGTTTTACACGAAGGTCCGCGACCAGGTCCTGACCTGGTGGACGGGGTACAACTTCGGCGATCCGGAGCTGGCGCCATACCCGCGCGCACAAATCACTCAGCCGGCGGACCCGCTGCAGGACGCGCAAGAGCTGCTCACGGTCGTGACCGCCATCGAGAAGGCGCCGCCCGAGCTCGACACGACTGCCATCTTGGAGGCCCACGGCTTCCCGGTGCTCGAGGGCGACGCGCTGGCCGCGCGACTCGAACGCATGCGAGCGCTTCGCCCGGTGGCCCCGCAGGCGCCCGGAACGCCACCGGGCACCGCCGGCACGCCGCCGGCCGAAGGCGACGCTACCGCGCAAGCCACGTCGTCCACCGTCGACCTAGGCGCCGCTCGCCAGCTGTCTGAGCTGTCTGTTTCGCTGAGTGCTGGCACGGGCGCCACCCGTCGCCGCGCGAAGTACCAGAACGTGCAAGCCGAGATCGCCGCGCGCAAGGCAAGCAAGACCCTGCGGCCGTTCATCCAGCGCGTGCTCGCCGCCATCGATAGCCCCGGCGAAGAGACCGACCGGGACGCCTGGTTCGCGAAGCTGCGCAAGGAGATCGTCGCCGAGGGGCGCAGGCGCGGCGCCGACGTTGACGGGCTCGCCAAGCTGGTCGCGCAGGTCAACACGCTGGCTCGCCTTCACGGGCGCGAGTCTGCGCTGGCAAGCGTGCTCAAGTGACGAGGTGGATCGCAACATGTCCACAGTAGTTCCACAGGTCACTCCGCTCGCCTTCAGGATCCGCCAGAACAGCGCCTGGGTGCAGCCCGTGACGTTCTGGAACGCGGACAAGAGCCGCTTTGATCTGTCGACCGTGACTCTCAACGGCCAGATCAGAGACGGGCAAGACTACACGCCCACGCCGCGGGCATGGCTCACGATCACTGTCATCAACGCAGCTATGGGTGAGATCACCTGCGCGCTCTCGGCGCACGACGCCGGAACACTGCCGGCATCGTTCGCGGCCTACGTCGCTGAGATCATGTGCACACCCAACGCCGACCCGCTCAATCCGTTCTCTTTTGCGAAGGGCACGGCCGCGGTTGAATCGGGCGGAAACTCGCGGCCCGGACAGGGCGGCCCGGCGCCCACCGTTCCGCTGCAGACCTTGAATCTCATCGTCGGCGGGGCCAGCACTGCAACCACACGCGCGCTTCTCGGGCTGTCCAAGAAGAAGATCGCCTACCAAGTCCTGATGGGGTAATCCACCATGCAATCACTCAACTCGACCACGTCCCTAACGATCAGCCTCCTCGCTCCCGTGGCCACGGTAGAGCCGAGCTTCTTCGGTAGCTACGTCGATTCGGTCGATGGCTCCGTCGAGGTCGACGCCCCGATCTTGCCGACCGTGCTCAACGGCGCCACGCCGGTGACGTTGCTCGCGGCTCCCGCGGTGGGCACCGTCCGCCATCTGGTGGCCTTTGCGATGACCAACACCGACACCGCAGCCGCCACAGCGAAAGTTACACTGGTCGGGCCGTCGGGATCGGCGAGTATTCTCTTCGAGCTTCAGACAGGCGACGTTCTGCAATTCGGGAAAAACTCTGACGCCTGGACTGTGACGGCGGCCAACGGCGGAGCGAAGCAATTCACGGCGCCGAACTGGGGGCAGCTCGGCGGGACGCTTGCCGCACAGACGGACTTGCAATCTGCGCTCGATGCGAAGGTGCCGACGTCGCGTACCGTGGGAGGCCATGCGCTCACGGCTGACGTCACTCTCGCCAAGGGCGACGTGGGGCTCGGCAACGTCGACAACACGAGCGACGCGAACAAGCCGGTAAGCACAGCACAGGCGACGGCACTCGGCCTCAAGGTGAACACCGCAGACGTGCAACAGGTCGGCGTCACCTCGACCGCTACAGCCGGCGCCACCACAACGCTGACGAGCGCAAGCGCGCAGACGCAAGCCTTCACCGGCACGCTCGCGCAGACGCTTGTTCTTCCTGCTGCAAACACGCTCGCTTTCGTGGGGTGGAGCTACTGCGTCGTCAACAACTCCACCGGCTCGATCACGGTGCAGGCCAACGGAGGCGGCGCGGTCGCTGTTGTGTCGCCTGGATGGAGCGCGCGCATCAAGTGCACGAGCATCGCCACCAGTGCCGGAACGTGGCTGGTGGAGACCGTCCCCCTCGCCACCGCCAACGCGCCGGGGGCGATGAGCGCGGCGCAGAGCATTGCCGTCGACTCGCTTCTCAGCCTCACGCCGTCCGTGCCGCTGCTCATACTTGAGACGGATTGGGGACAGGATGCTGACGATGTCGGCCTTTTGGCCGTCGCGCACAGACTGGCCGATCTCGGCGAGGCAAGAATCATCGCGGTAATCAACACGTTTTCCGAGGTCGCAGGTGTCGCGGGCGTTTCAGCAATCAATACATTTTACGGTCGCCCTGACATACCGATCGGGTTGGGGGGGATCGTCCCTTCCGCCGACAATTACCTGTCCGCTACGGCCACCTTCCCCAATCGTATAAACGCTGACGTGACACCACCAACGGGCGTGTCGGTCACGCGGCAAGCGCTCGCATCTGCCCCAGATGCGAGCGTCACCTGGTATGTCAGTGGACCGATGACCAACCTGTCTGCTGTGTGGCATTCGCCGGCCGACAGTATTAGCCCGCTGGCGGGTCCGCAGCTGATGGCTCGAAAGCTGGCTAAACTGGTGGTTCTCGGCGGGAGTTACCCGGGAGGCGCGTCAGAATACGATTTCTACATAGACCCGACCGGCTCTCATGTCATCAACCTGATGGGCAGTTTTCCTATTGTCTTCCAGGGATTCGAATGCGGATCTGGAGTCTTGACCCGATCCAATCAACCACGGTGGTCTCCGGTACGCGCGGGGTATGAGTCATTCTTTTCCTACTACGGTGGGGTCACGTCTCGCGATTCGTGGGGCGCGCTAGGTGTGCTCTATTGCGTGCGCGGCCTTGGGTCCGTCTTTACGCAGTCAGCGGCGGGAACCAACACTGTCGCGACCGACGGTAACAGCAACACGTGGACTGCGGGGAGTGGAGGTCTTCACCACTATCTCATTTTGTCAGCGTCGACCTCGGATGCCGCAGCGATCTTGCAGCCGCTGCAAGATGCAATGCCCAAGGAAACCGGCCCGGCGACCGCGTTGCGTACAAACGACTTTTTTAAGACGTACTCACTGACCACTTGGCCAACCAACGCGGGAATGCGGAACAATTTCAC